TTTGAACCACGAGGACCAGTGGCTGGTGTTTGACTTCTTGCACCAACTTTATCTGCATATGTGGAACTTGTAACTTTACCGGTAGCTTTATGGGAAGGAATATTTGGTTCCTTTGCCCCACCAAAAAAGTCTTTAGTGTATGCATAATCATCATCGTCAGCGTGTGCAGTTTTTGACCAAGTTTTACCTTCTGGTCCATTGCGCCATTTTGATACTTCATCAAGTTGTTCATCTTCTTTGATTGCCTTACCGATGGCTTTGCGACGATTCTTCAAATAACTGTCTGACTTATCAACATCTCCATCATTATCAACGTCATCATCTTCTTTACCAACCGGATCGAGCTTCTTTTTCTTCTTTGAAGTAGATGTATCTTCATCACTTTCGGAACGATCATCTGTTTCAGGTTCTACTTCAACTTGTGTCTTACCACCGGTAAGTTTTGCATCATCTTTCTTTTCAACGATTTGACGAGCAGCAGCAATTAGACTTGCTGAAAGTCCAAAATTTGGTAATGACATTGTTGGTTTTTCTTCTACAATCTTTGTTTTAATTGATCCGGTTTTGCTCAAAGTTGATTTTTCAGATGTTGGATCCGCATCATCCATACGTGCAACATTCTTGATTTTTTCACGCTTCTCTGTATTGGTTTCTTCTTTCATAACGTGAACATGCATACCAAGATTTTTATGTTCTGGCATCTTCATATCTTCACCACGACTTTTTAATACGTGATTAACTGCTAATAATTTTTCACTTGTATTTGTATCCATCGAGCCCTTCATATTTCTCTGGTGACTTTCGGACCAGCGCTTATGCATATCCTTTAAATGATCTGTGTCATGATTTGAATATGCTTTAACTAGAGGCTGATATGGCTTATCAAATACAAACTTCTTTGTCATCTTGGCTTCTGCGACAGATTCTTCTTTAGCCATTTGCATTACTTCCTTCTTACGTTGTTCTGCATTGGCAGTACGTTGTTTAATTAGTTGTTCTTTATTTTCTTTACTATCCGCACGTTTAGTTGCACTCATGGCAGCAATTCGAGAATTACGTTGTGCACCGTCAGATGGACCTTCACCAGGTTTTCTAACAGTGCGCATACGCAATTGATTTGAATAATTTGTTGGCATTTATTTACCTGAGGCCTTTAACATCCATTTGTGTTTCTCGTGAATATCAATACGATCTTGAATAAAATTAGCAAGACCATGTTTATTTGCAGATTCAGCTAATTCAAGGGCTTTATTGAGTTCATTGATAATCTTTTGATTATCCAATTCCAACTCAGCAAGCATTGCTTTTGCTGAAGGTATATTAAGTTGATCATCAATCGCCGAAAGTTGTGAATAACGACTCAGGCTTCCTGGAGCATATGCATCAAGTGCTCTAATATGCTCGGCAATTGCATCAACAGCAAGCCAAATTTCATTATACATACCATCAAGAAATGAATGATATTGAGGAAAATTGGGGCCCTCAACATTCCAATGAAAGTTATGTGTCTTTAAATAAAGGGCAAATGAAGATGATAAAACCACCTTCATCTGCTGAATCAAATCATTCATTATTGCTTACCTTTAATGTCTGCAATTACTGTATTTTTAACTTTATTGGCTTCATCAACAATAATTTTTGAAATATTTGCGGTATCTGAAATTGAAGTATTTGCAAGATCTTTTGTTACCATTTCTTCAATTTTATTAACTTCATCAACAACAGGCTTTAAAAGAGCAGCAGCTTCCACATTCTTCGGTTTAATAACAAAGTTTAGAAAATACCAAGCACCATAAACTGCTGCAATGATTATAGCTGAAATAATTATTATATTCATGTTTATCTCCTATTCACCACCACTACCGGAACTACTGCTTTTACCGGGTGGGTGTTTTTCTATTTTACCAGATGCCATTCTAATCGCCACCATTGACGTAGAAACTTCTTTACGTTTACCCGTGGTTCCTTGCGGAACACTAAGTTCTTTTATATAGTCTTTAAATTTTAACAGTCCCATGCTCTACGTGACCAATAATTTGCACTTGTTTTATCTGTTAGATTACCTTGACCACTTGAACGAGCACAATATGAACGTTTGCGGGCAGGAATATTCTTTTTAATACTTAAATGTTTATCGCCAAAATTAACTTTTTGTGCTTTACCATCACCATCGGGATCTACATATACTTTTGACTTCTTAATATCACCGGCCATTGGTTTATTAAGAGGAACCGTTTTACCTTGATATGTGGCCTCACCAACAGTCTTTTTTGGTTTTGAACACCCACAATTACCACCACAAGAACATTGTGACTCAAGTGTTTCACGAATTACTTTTTTTACTATATTCTTAGTTGACTGCCCAGGTGTATCTTTTTTATAGATATTAACCAATGAATCAGTGCTATCAAATCTGGAACTTGGATCATTCTTATTTTTTGATTGAGGTTCTGCTGTTTCATAAGATTCAGTTTTGGTTTGTGAATTCTTAAAATCTGCTGCAGTTGGGGCACCTTTTGATCCGGGCTTACGCATATGTTCACCCGAACCATGCTTAATTCTTTCACGTTTTGCGTGAATATTATCCCAAAGGCCTCGTTTTTCTTCTAAGTCCATGATACACCCTCTTATTTTTTATTATTTATAATCCAATGATTCTTTGATGATACGCAATACAGTATAAGTAACACTCTCTTTTACTGATTTTGACTTTTCTTTCATTCCATTTCTTATATCATTATACATATCTTCAACATGTTCTGGTTTCATAGCAGAAGGTGCGCCTTTAGCAAAACCTTCCTTATCACCTTTTTGTGCAAGGTCTCTCATTTTTGAAGCAGACATACCTTCAGCGCCCTCAGCATCAGGATCTCGTTGGCCTGCAGATTGTATGTTTATATGTTTAAAGTTATAGTAACCATGACGTGCGGAAACACCATTATATTTTCCGGTTAGTTTTTTAAATTCATCAACTCTATCTTGACCAACCACGATTGTTGGATGAGTTACACCTTGGCTATGAAGTTTAGACAAATGGTGTAATAGAGTTGGATGCTCCGCAGTGGCCATTTTTAGGTTTGCCGATGGAAATGCTCTTCTAGCATGTTTTAGTTTTTGTTCGGGTGTTAATGGATTTTTCTTACTGTCTTGTGAATTTGACATCACAATTATATGGTCAGCATTTGTATCTTTTGCAAGTTTTTGAACATGATTAACTAATTTTTCATGTCCAATAGTTGGTGGATTTAAACGACCAAATGTAATTACATCACGTTTTTCTTGTTCCTCTGTAACTTTTTGGAATCTACCGCCACTTAAATTTTGTTGTGCAAAGCCACCTGCACCCCTATTTACAAATTTAAACATATGTCCTTCTTTATTGGTCCCAACAATACCTTCACCTGCGGTTGGATTACCATTAATAGAAGTTTTACCTAATGGATTTTCACCTGATTGGCCATTTTTAGCATCAACACCCAAAAGAACATTCTTTGCATTTTGTAGATGGCCGTGTATCTTTAATAAATCATCAAAATGTTTTTTATTATCTACAATATTCTTAAGTTTATCTGCTAATGCTTGATGCTTTTGTTGCTTAGACTTTTCAGTCTTTACATTATCAATATCTTTTTGTGCTTTATCTGTCAGAAATTTGGTATAACCTTCAGTGGAAGGAATACCACCTTTTCGAACTTGATCATTTACATGTTGTTCTAATGTAGCTTCATGGCCTTTTAATGAATCATACATTTCTGGTGATGCTTTGGAATATGCTTTTCTTGCATTTTCCATATGTTCATGAAACTTTGCTTGTTCTTCGCCGGTGTAGTTTCGTGGGTTTACTTTATCGGATGTTTGTGAAGGATCAATATTGTTCACATCTGGATGTTCGGTAAAGTTTTTTCTTTCTTTTGCAGACAGCGGTGTGGCAGACATATTTTCAAGTCCACCTTTACCTTTATATATTGTATGCGTAACAATACCGAGTTTGGAATTTTTAACTTTTTTACCTTCATCGCTATTCTTATCTACTGAATATGTAAGTAGATTTGGGGTAAAATGATGGTGTCCTTCTTTTGTACTTACATCACCTTTACCATACATTAAATCACCTTGATATACACCACCTTCTTTTGGCATGGTTTTTGGTAAATGTATTAATGCTTCTTTTAACTTAAGAGCAAGACCAGGCGCGTGTCCATGATTTTTATCAATATCTTGTTCGGTATAATTAATCTTTGGATTTTTATTAAATGCAGATTTAGAAGCAACAAAAAAGTGACCAGTATGAGGATGATCACCATAAACTATTGATGGCGCACCATCTGCTTTATTTGAAAAAGTATGTCCAGATTTTCTACCGAGAAGATGATGATGAAGAGCATTTAATGATTCAGTAGCTTGTGAAATACCTTCATGACCATGGTGAATTGCATAATCTTCAACGTGTGTTAAATGTTTTAGGGCTTTACCTTGTTCTTCGGCTTCTTCATGAATATAGTTTATAAAATTAAGCATTTAAATTTATCCTTTAATGCCCTAATGTTTTTGCAAATTCATCAAGATGTTTATCATCATCAAGATTCACATGGCTTTTATCAAGACCTTTTTTACCTTTAGGCTGAAACATAACTGTTCTTGCTTTATTATTACCAAATTGTTTTTGACGAACAGTCCATACACCATGCCCTGTAAGTGATGGCATACCATGACCAGTTGTATCATGTTCACCAACTTTATAAGTACCGTGACTTCCAACATGGACAAAATCCACATGGTGATCTTGCAAATAACTATCAGCAGGCTTTAAATCAGGATGATCCACTGTAACATTTTTTGCTCTACCACTTGCTGTTACAGCAGTTTTATTTGGATCTGGATGGTGCTTATTCATATGTTCTATAATACCCGCTTTTTCAATTGCGCGAGCATATTTTGGTCTTAGCGCTCTTGCTTTGTCTGAGATATGCCAACCACCTTTTGCGGGATCATGATTAATTGTCAATTGTCCAAAAGCAGCACCGGTATCTTTCTTTACCTCACCGTTATGTTGTACCGCACCGTGTACATCTCTACCAGTATGGGTCAATTTTTTCTTTTTATTAATAACTGGTACATCCGAACCGGCTGTTGATCCTGCTGGTTTAGCGCCCGGTGGTGTTAAACCTTTTTGTTGCATTCTTTCAAAAAATCTTGTTTCTACTTTATGACCTTCATTTTCGGTTTTTGTCCCTACTTTATGAACTTTTGAAGTAGGAATAGTAGTTTTTTCAGATGAACCAGGCTTTGATACTACTATATGGTGAACACCTTGATCATTTACATGGTGTGAATGTATAGTTACTTTATCACCTGCATTTAAACCTGGCGCTCTTGATGCAATAGTATGAGTACCTTCTTTACCAATATATGGTGTAATATATTTTGCGGTATGTCTAGCGGCTTCACGGCCAGAGGCTTGTAAAGCAACCTCAGTTATATAATGTTTGAACGAATCCATATGATCAAATCCTCTAGAAGGTGAATGAATATTTTGATCTATTTATAATAAAAAAGGGTTGAGCCTTTTGGACTCAACCCTTTTGAATAGCGAATGCGGCATTGCTAGGCGGAACCCCACCGTTATTCCTAGCTATTCCTTCTCTGTTAGTCACTGTGCCACTTGCTTGACAAAAGCCAAACTAATGCCGCTTCAGTGATAGTATTTATACTCAAGATCATGGTTTTAGAAAAAAATAAAAAAATATTTTTATGCAAATCCATCAAAGCTCTTGCCGAACTTTGATCTCTTTTTAAAGAAATCCGAGTCACGTTCACCAAATTCAGTTTTATCCATTAATGGTTTATCATCCTGAATTCCGCCCTGGGCTGATTGGTCAACATCATATAGTTTCATCTTTGCTCTGTCAACACCGACGACAAACCGTTTGTTCTTTGCCAGATCATTATAACGATTCTTCAATTGCTTGACCATTATTTGACCTAGACTCTCAAGTTCCTCAGACGTTGTCAAGGCAAACATCAAATCAGCAGTAGCAGGTAGAGCAAATGATTCAGATGTATCACTCAATTCAACATCACTATTATTATAACCACTTCTGGTTGTCTGTGTAGCAGAGACAATTGGGAGATTAAATTCAACTGCAAGACCACGAAGTTCCTCGGCAATGGCCTTGATATAAGTATAACTATTCATATTAGCAGAGTATTTGACTCTACTTGATGCACAGATATTCAGGTAGTCAATATAGATAATATCAGGCATAAAGTTCTTCTTGAGTTTCAATTCATTAATTAGGTGCCTAAAATTGGCAGAACCTGCACCAGATGTTGGATATTCCTTAATAATAAGTCGTCCGGTAGTCTTAGTCTTGACCCGTTCCAATTTCTTGAAAAATGCTTCCTTAGGCATAATACTGAGGTCATCAATAGTTACATCAAGAAGATTGGCATCAATACGTTCGGCAATCTTTTCCTCTGCCATTTCCATTGTAATATAAAGAACATTCTTGCCGTCAAGTAGATTACCGGCGGCACAATGACACATGAATAGTGACTTACCGACACCAGTACCTGCTAGAATAATATTCAGAGTCTTCCTAGGCAAACCACCCTTTGTAATTTCATTGAAATATTCCAAATTAAATGGAATTCGGAATTCCTTACGATGATAGAATTCAAATCGAGATTCAATATCCTCGAGGAAGTTATGGCCAATATTGGTATCAAAGTTTACAGATAGGGCATCACTCAGAATTGCTGGGATAGAACCTTTGTCATTCTTTGAGTCTTTATCATCAATGATCTGAATTGATTGCATGATAGCATTATAGATTGCTTTTTCCTGACAAAACTTTTCGGTTCTCTCAACAAGCCAATCCAATTCTGTATTGTCATCATGAGTCAGTTCACCAATAGTTTCATTACATGACTCAAATATACCACCATTTAGTCCAGTTTTATTTTTTAAATCAATCGAAAGAGTTTCCTTGGTAGGAAATCTGTTATATTTTAGTGTATAAGATTCAATAAGTTCAAATAAAGTACGGTCTGCAGCATCATGAAAATAATCAGTCTTAAGGAAAGGAATGACCTTACGGCCATATTCCTCCCTTGCAAGAAGATTTCCAAAGATTACCTTTTCGAAGTCCATGTAGTCTCCTAAGAATTAACTTTTAATATACCTTCAACATAATTTAAAGCCAGGTCTTCGGCATATTGAAGTGAATGATTTACAACATCACAAGTCTTGATTATATCACCATTTAGATATAAGTCAACATAATAACCATAATTGCTATTATCTTTCTTTATAATAGCTTTGAGACTTTTATCATCGCTGTGATATTCTGTTATCATTACTTTATTCATCGTCGTCTTTCTTCATAATTTCACCACTGCTCAATGCATACTTATTTTTGATCCATTCATTAAAATTAGTCTCACTAAGAATAGTCTTCCAAAAATCTGCATTATCAACAATATCTGCTGCTCTGTAGTTCTTTCCGGAAATCTCACCGGTCTCTTGATCCACACGAGCATACCAACCCTGCTTTGGCTTTACAATATACTTACCTTCAAGCGCCAAGTCCAATAGACCAGACCACTTATTAATACCCGAGTCAAAACCTACAGTAATAGGGATCTTTGACTTTTCCTTGACATAACGAGACTTTTCAATATTAATAATAAAGTGATAACCAAGTAATTCTTTATCGTCCTTATCTTGTTGGCGACCAATGATCCAAATATTATCTGCAGAATAATAAATTCCGGTTCCACCACTGACAACGGCCTTGGAATACATTTCCTGTGTCATATAAACATGGTTTACCACAACCATTGGAATATCTTTTAGAGTCAGATGTGGAGTGACCATGCGGAACAATGACTTGAGCTGCTTTGCTCTTGACATATCTGCGGCCGAACTACCCTTTAGTGCATCTTCAACTTCTTTCTTTGAAGCAAGATTACCAACAGAGTCAATAACAATCATTACCTTATCATCACGCTTAAGTTCCTGAAGTTGCTGCATTACATCAAACTTAAGTTGTTCAATATCAGTGATGGGTGTATGAACTACCGAGTCAAGTGGAACACCAAACGAAGTAAAATATGATTCTGGAGTACCAAACTCGGAGTCATAGAATAGA